GTACTTGCGTACCTCCAGCCGTTGGAACTGTCATGTTATTTAATGAGGTAATAGGCATTTTTAAATCTCTCCTGTGTTCTTGACACGCAATGGAATGTAGATAAATTCAACTGCTTTAACCGGCTCAATCGCAATGTCTACATACAATTCATTACGATCAATTCTTGATGGTGTGTTGTTGCTTTCATCACACACAACTGCAAAGTCGTATAAAGCTCTTAAACCTACAAGTTCGAGCAATAAGCTCTCACATGCTTGTTTGATTTCATCACGTGTGATTTTATCATTTGGTTCAAAGATATATGGACGAGCAAGTTTGTTCAACTGGCTGCGTAGATATACTACTAAACGTGCTACGTTAATACGATCTAATGCAGAAGCATTTCTTGCACGAGTCTTTTGACCGTAGTTGACCAATCCAACACCATTAAAGAATGTAATTGGGTTAATCTTCAAGTCGTATAGTGTATCGCGTTGTCCTTCATTTAGAGCAACTGTTTGGAATTCGCCGCTTAATGAGTCAATGTATCCAACTGCTGTTGCGTTAGTAATACCACCACGACGTGTTCCAGCTGGTGCAAACCATGGATAAGCAACATTGTCACTTAGTGCGATAGTTTTCAACATCATGTGTGCTGGCGGAACAACTGCGTTAGAACCACTTAGGTCTGTGGTAAATCCGCTTGGGTAAAATACCGCTGCATATTCATCGTATGATACAAGACCCTTGTCGCCGTTGTCTGTTACAAGCTCAGCATTTGAACCCCAGTTTGTCAATGTTGTAGCATCGCTGGCTAAACGGAATGGTGTATCACCTACAACAAATGCTGTTAGTCCACGATCGATATTTAAGTTAATCAAATTGCTTAGTAACTCAGTGTATCCTGGAGCAGCGATTAAGTTAAAGTTTCTGCGTTCTTCGTCACGGATTGATGAGCTTGTGTCAACAACACTCTTCAACGCTGCTACAACAACACTGCGTTGTGCATGGCGACCAAATGTTCCCGAGCCATCTTCGTTGTTTGGAGAAGCCGTTACCCAACGATCAGTTGCATAATTTTCCATTGCTTCGCCGCTGGTTGGTGAATCTCCAACATCGTTAAATGTTGGATTATAACGCTCATTATCTTGTGCTTGATTAATATATGAATTTCTATATTTTTTAACATTACCACCGCTTCTGCGTGTGTTCCATAGCAACATGCCTTGTGGATATAATGCTGGATCAGGACTATCTGGATCAACATAGTTGCTGACCAATAAATCTTCGATAGTTGTTTGTGTTGATGGTATTACTGAACCGCTGTCACCCCAACGTGCATCAGCAAACAAAATTCCAGATTCAGTTAGTTGGTCAGTTTTATCAACCAATTCCCATCTTGTAGATTCTGGGCCACTTAGCTCGCTGTTATAACGATAGATTGTTGGGAAATTTTCTAGATCGGCTGTGCTGATCCATAAATCTCCAGTTTCTGTTTCTCCGTCGACATATGGATTAGAAGCAGCTACACTTGGTGCGTATCCGGCGTCTGTGGAGCTTTTTGCATTGAATGGTGATTCAGCATTTCTGTAACCAACCCAAACATTGCCGTTATGCACCATGATATCTACATCACTGAATTCAGGATTATACCATAGCTGGCCATCACTTGGTTCGTTTAGAGGCTCGTCGGCGGTAACTTGTGCTGAGCTGTCAATCAATGGTGCCCATAATGTTGCTACATATTCAAATGTGCTCTCACCTTCTGGAGTTGTATATACGTTTGTTGAACTGCCGAATAATGTGTCTAATCCTGCAGACCCTGCCGTAAATCTAAAATCACCACCTAACTTATGAGTGATCTGCACTCTATTATCAGTTGTAGTGTTAGCTTCAATGTTAACAAAACCTGCTGCATTGATAGCTGTAGCAATCTTATCAGCCCATACTGCTGCTGATATTGATCCACCTACATCTATTTCAACAGTTTTAGCAGTATCAAGGTCTTTGCTACCCACGACAGATTCTGCTAGTTCAAAGTCATATGTTCCAACGGTCTTTGTGCCGCATGGCTCAGAAGTAACTGTTAGTGTGCCAGATGCTTTTCTTTTGAATAATTTGAAAATTGCAGTCTCTGGAGTATTATCATACCCGCTGTTTTCAGTAGCATTAGTTTGGGCATATAGATCATTAGCTTCTAGTCCAGCACCGCCGCCTGTGCGATCAAGATAATAAATCGCTTGGCTATTTGATTTGTACATCGGGCATTCATAGCTAACCCAAGTTTCTGATCCCGAATCCCAACGTTTAATTCTTAAACGTGCACCGCCATTTGGCTCTGTGGTTTTAACCCATACAGAACCTGTTGCTCTACCGTTATTGTATACTGCAGAATTTCTTTTCCACTGTGGAACCTGTGTATGCGGTGTTTGTTGTAATTCTGGAGCATGATAACTACCAGGTACAATACCTAACAAAGCTAGATCGTCTGCATCACCAGACGCAAGTGCAATATTCACTTCGCCATCTGCTGAAGTTCCGTCTGAGTAAATGTAAAGTCTGCTAGTTGAAGAAATAAAGTTTGCTGTAACACCACTAGCTGATGTTACTGCGTTAATTTTAGTTGCCACTGAGCTACCAGAATCAGCAGCTAAAATTTCAATAGCTGGGCCGCCATTAACGGTAATTTCGATATCACCTGCTCTGGCTTCAACTGCTCTTACACCGCCTGCTACTGCAAGGCCAGCTTTCCAGTCTGGGCTACCTACTACAACCCAAGCACCGGAAGAAATACCATACTCTCCATTACCTGAAGATTTATGATATAGTCTAGCGGTTTTGTCAGTTGCTGAATCTTGTAGTACAACAGCGTAATCACCGATAGATCCAACCGATCCTTTTGGTGCGCCGTTGTCAATTTTAGATGCATTGTCATCAGTTAACACTAAAGGAACTTTAGTTGTGAACTTCTGTCCACCAACGCTGGTTACATTTCCGTTCCACTCTTGGATTCCCCAAACAGAAGTCTGTGAGTCGATCCACCATGCTCCATTGTTTGGCATTGCTCCCGGGGCTGTGGCTGATGGTTCTAGCTCGTTTAAATCTACATCTGCTCGAACAATAAAGGCTGCGTTGCTGACGCCTAACAAACTGTAGGCTGCTAACAGACCATATTCGTTGCGCTCACCGCCGTGTACGGGATTAGATGAAGCTGTTTTCTCAAAAAACGGTACACCAAAAGTATCTACTAGATCTTTTTGGCTTGTCATTTTAAATGCTTGTCCAGCATTTGCTTTTGTAGTTCCCAAAGCAGTGCTTGTGCCTGCTCCGTTTAATTTATCTTGGGCTGTCGCTACAATGATAAGAGGAGTCGTACCAGGTTCTGCTGGTGTATAAAAACTCTCGTCAACTACCGTAACTGATACGCCTGGTGATTGTAATGTTGCCATTCCCTATTTCTCCTGGTAATAGTGTTTCTCAAAGTATTTAGCGGCAAAACCGAAAATTGGCTTCTTTAGCTTATTGAAAAAGGGGCTAAAAAGGTGTAAATATCTTTATGAGACCACTTTGCAAGTGCGGATACCGCCCTAGGGCAGTAAACTACAAGAAAAACGGAAAGGTATATTATCGTAGACTCTGCGAAGTCTGTATGAGTCATGGGCTCGGCCACGGAATTCCGCGCTGGCAACAGCTAGGATATCAGATGAAATCGCAATGTGAAAAGTGCGGATTTAAATCACCCCACAAAGAAGTTTTCCGTGTTTTCCATATAGACGGAAATCTTGACAATTGCCGTTACAGCAATTTAAAAACAGTTTGCTGTAACTGTGCCCAAGTGCTAGGCAAAGAGGGCATTACTTGGAAGCAAGGCGACTTGATCGCTGACTATTAGATCTTTAGCTTGGGTGTACAGCTCGTCGATAGTTCCGTTATTGTCGATAATAGAATCAAATTTAGTTCCTACCCACGCAGTTTCGCTGGCGTGAATCTTTTTCATTTTTAATTCGTTAATGGCAATATTGCTGCCTTTATTAGCTTCAACAGCAATGTCATACCAGCTAGGTAGTGCGCCTCTTTGTACCCATACAATAATTCCGCCAGCATCTTTGATAGATTTAATTTCGTTGGGGAATCTGCAATCGCTGATCACCACATGATCTTTAGAATTACGGAGTTTGTTTTCTAGGCTAGCGATCCAAATATCATCATGGAATGATTTGCGGCATACTTCAGTACCCCAGTATTGTAAAACCCAACGTGGTGTTAGCGTTGGCATATCTAAGCGTTCTGCCCACCAAGGGTCTACTTGCTCACGCCATTCTCGAGCTTCTTTGGTACGACCTTCTAGCATTGTACGGTCCCAGCCAAACACCGAGCTAACAGCGTCTTTGAGTGTGCTGGCAAACGACTCTCGTCTAAATTCGTGGAAGTTAACTAGATAGTCAGCGACTGTGTCTTTGCCGCTGCCAATAAAACCGCAGATACCTATAATCATAAATTGTCCCCTTTAGAACAATTATAATATAGATTTGTCAAAAAGTCAAACTTTTTTAACCAATAATCCAACTATAGCCCATACCACCAGGCACAAGCTTCATCAAATCTTCAGTTAGTTTGTCAATCTCAGTTTGCCCTTCAGCTTTAATAGCAGTACCGTTTAGAGATCCACCTCCTTGTGGCCCAGCAATTTGGCTGAATTTTTCTCGAGCTTGTCCAAGCATTATTTTACAGTTGGCAAGAGTATAGTCTTT